TGGTGAAGTTGGTGAGTAGGGATGTGTTGGTGATAGCCGTTACCGGCGAAGTAGGCACGGTAATCGTTGTGTTGTTCGCGCCGTAGACATCCGTGCCTTTCACAAAACGCAGATTTGACATGTATCCGTAATAGGTATTTGTATTGCTTAAATCCCCGCCAAACAGGATGTTTGAGTAAGTAGGAACATGATAACCAGATGTGCCTGACGCAAAGGATACACCGTCAATCCACACCCTAGTTGTAGTCCCGTTATACCCAACGGCAATGTGATGCCATGCGTTCAAAGCAGGGCAGGTTCCACTCAGACTGATAGCGGTTCCATTTCCATTAGACTGCCAGTACAGAGTGTTGCTAAACAAATACAGTTGGAAAAGTAATCCGTTAGACCCGCTCCAACTATAACTAGAACCAGCAACGACAAATATTGCCTGTGATGCGCTTGAATTCGTCAGGTAAAACCATCCTTCAAACGTAAAAGCCGATCCGGGGTCAAATTGATTTGAAACGCCGCTGCTAACCCTTAATGTATCCCCGCTCCCATCAAAATACCCACTCCCGCCATACGTCGCTGCACTCCACGCTGCCGTGGGGTTAAACGGGCTGAAAGCTTGGACAGACACATCACCGTTGCGCGTGATGGCAAAGGCGTTGCTGCTGTTGTCTACAAAACGGTTGCTCTGACAGGTCAGCAGGGAGGTGTTGGTGATGGCGGTAAGCGGAGTCGTGCTGGGAGTAAAGTTGGCTGTATAAACGGCGGTGCCTTTGACGACGCGAACATTTGATAAATAACCGATGGTGTTATACCCGGCAATATTGATACCGCCAACGCTAGGCGTCGTTGTTACTGTCCAGTTTTTGCTATCCGTTCCCGTCGCTGTAGATGTCCCGTTGACATAAATTTTGGTGTCATTGCTGCCAGTGCTAGAGCGAACCACTGCTACATGGTTCCACGCATTTAACGATACGGCTGCCGCAGACGACCCAAAAATATTTCCGACACCATACTCGCCAACGCCAATCGCGCCAGTGCTAGTAACAAAAAAGTCTAATGCGCCGTTCGCATTGCCAGAATCAAAAATAGAACCTTGTGTCGCAGCATAAGCCGTCAAATAAACCCACGCCTCAATCGTGTATGCGCCGGTTCCAAAAGCAAAAGCAGAATTACTTGGCAGGCTTAAATAGTCGCCCGTCCCATCAAAATAGTTACCCCACCCCGTCTGCGAGAACGGCGAGAAAGTACCCTGCGTCGTGTTGCCGTTGCGGGTGATCGTGAAGTTGTTGGTAGACGAATCTAAGAACGTATTGTTCTGCGCTCCGTTCGTGCCGTTACCGGGCAGCAGCAGAGTGGTGTATTCAAAGTACGGGTCAGCGGTTTGAACAACAGGCCAGTTGCCAGCACGCTGTGCCAGCATCGCTTCACGAATAGACCAAACCCCCTTAGCCGATGATGTCGAAGGAGTGTTGTTAGGTCCGATGATTCCGCCGTTACCGATTGGCATGAACGTTCCTTAGTTGATGTCGTCGTAGCTAATCGTAATTTCCAAGTCGCTTGCTGCTGAAGCCAAGGCGCTGATCTTGTCACCTTCTTCCAAGTAGATCTGTGCGTCCTTGTCTACGACGACTAGCGTGGCGTCTGCCGGAACCGTAACAGTCTTAGCAAGGTTATACGTAGCTGCTGCCGAAGCGTCGTACCAAGTCACCGTGACATCGGCGTTGTTCGTACCGTCTACGTTGGCTACATAGACCGCATTGACTTTGAACACCTTACCGCTTGCCGCAGTATTGGTCAGGATGTCAGCAGATGAAGTCGTCAGCGCCGCACCCACGGTTCGCCCGTAAATTGATGTGACATTGACTATGTTGGGAGCGGCCATTTCTAATACTCCTTATCCAAATATCATGGCAATGGCGATGGCCTTGCCCGTACTGATACCGCTAGTTGCAGCGGTAGTCTGCGTTGTGTTGTCCGGAAATTTAAATCCACCACTACTCGACTGAACAACGCCAGACACCACCATCTGATTTCCGCCAGACGTAGTGAGTGTGGCAATCGTAGTGCCATCAGCTTGCAGAGCAAGGACGCCAGATGTATCAGCCGTGGTTTTTACACCCGGTACACCTGATATTGCTCCGCTGTCGGCGTTGATTGTGTTCGGCATTGTTACTCCTACGGACGCTCGTTCGGCTGAACAGGCGCAGTCAAGATCTCATCCGCACGGGCTTGGGTCAGAAGGTTTTTGCTGACAAGGTTTGCCACGCCATCTTTCGTGCGTTGGTTATCGAGATCAATGCTCGACACCATATTAAACGTTTCAACCCACGCGGCGACTTCCACATCACTCTTGGCGGCAGAAAGAATCCCGACGTATTCAGCGTCTGTCATGCGGAAACGGAAGGCAACTTTAGTGATGATGTTAGGAAGCGGAGCCGGGGGAGGCGGAGCAGGAGGTGCAACAAATGCACCGTTCTCATATGTCCAGCCCGAACCCGGCATAGGGTCCATACCGTCAACACAGATCCATTTTCCGTCCGTATCAAGTGGGCCATCAGCGATGGCAATTCCGTCAACAACGCCGCCCTTAATTACTGCATAAAGTGACATTGTTTAATCCTCAAAGATAAAAGCGAATGACTGCTGCGCCGGCACCACCGGAACCGCTAGTGTTGCTATTTCCACCACCGCCACCGCCGCCGCCTAGTCCCCCGTCTCTTCCTAATCCGCTATTTGCGCTTGTGCCATCCCCAAACAAACCGCCACCGCCGCCGCCGCCACCGCTAGCATTTCCAGTGCCCCCTGCACCACCCGTAAATCCCCAAATAGAAACGGATGTTAGACTCCCACCATTGGCACCACCTGCGTTGCTGCCACCACCGCCGCCGCCAAAATTACCGTTTTGACCAGTGTAAGTTGAGCCGTTATTTCCGCTGCCACCGCCGCCATAGCCGGGGGTTACACTAGTAAAGCCAGCAGTGCCGTTACCTCCGCCGCCGCCTCCACCAAATATTCCATTGGCTCCCATACCAAAACCGCGTGAAGAGCCAGAAGGATCTGTATTAAAGCCGCCAATTCCGGGTGCGTACACTGGAACATAAGGATTTGAGGGGCTTTGGGAATTCGGCGTTATATATTGTGAACTGCCTGCCGGGTATATTGACCATAGTAAATTTCCAATCGGCGGAGCGCCGCCGGAACCAGCGTAATTAGATTGATCAAAAGTTGAGACGGCAACGTATTGGCCGCCCCCACCACCGCCGCCTGAACGCCCATTAAATCTACTGCCAGCCACACCAATAGTATTGTTTCCAGAAACGCCGCAACCACCACCTCCTACTTCTGCGTACCGCGTACCCGCAGAAACAACATAAGTTGGGCTTCCTGCAGTGTTTGTGCTAGTAGAATTTGTTCCTGTTCCACCCGCGCCAATTACAACCTGCAAAGGCGAACCAGTGACAGGGATTTCTATAATTGCGGCACCGCCAAACCCGCCAGCGGCTCCTTCTCTTGTACCTGCCCCACCGCCGCCAACTAACAACGCTTCAATGCGCTGCGTACCGGGCGGGACGGCAATAGTTCGTGATGTGTAAATAACAGGTGTTTGGATATACCGGCTAATCGTGCCAGCAATAACGCCTGATCCCGGTCCCGGAAATGCGCTTGGGTTCATTAGAAGTCACCCGCACGAGTCACAATGATGTTGAACGTTTCGGCGTTGTTAGTCGATGCTTGAAGTGACCAGCCGTTCTCAAGGATCAAAGCTTGGTTGAGCAACGTGTAAGACCACACCTGTACCGTGGTGCTAGGCGTTACAGCGGAGACAAGAATCTCTTGCCACAAACGGATATTACTACCATCGCTAATATAGAGACGAACAACGCCAGCCGTGGTTGTACCGGTTGCGACGATGTAGATGTCGTCAATACGAGTTCCATTTGTTGCGCCCGTCATGACCGAGACAATCGTTCCAGTACCGTTGCGGTTCGTATTGGCCGTTGTAACTTGCGCCGAAGCGTTCTGGACGGTTGATGCGTATTGTGCAGTAGTAGCCATGATTTAATCCTCAAACAATTCCGTAAGACTGGACGATGTAATCTTGAGCGCCGCCAGACACTTGAGACCACGACAATGTTCCAGCGCCGTTAGTTTTTAAATAAGTATTGGCTGCGCCATCTGCCGCAGGCCAAGAATACAAAACGCCGTTTATAGAAACAGTAGCGGGTATAGCAGGGGCATTGACAAACGTAACGTTCTGCGAAGCATCAATCGTCATCGCAATCGTGCCAGCACCTGAGCCGGTCTTGATGACAAGTTCACCCGACGTATCGCTTGTGACAACGTAGCCGGTTGTGGTGGTAGTGCCTGTAGATATCGTACTCATATGATGACCCACCTCTGCCCTGCGGCGACGGTAACAGTAACTCCGCTACCCACAGTGTGAGGTCCTACAGTGAATCCGTTGTATCCGGTACCAATCGTATAGTTGGTACTAGTCACATCCGAATTGACCAAAATACCGTTACTAGCACCGACAACACTCGCAGTGAGATTGCCCGCTATGGTGACGTTACCCGCAGCGTCTTGGTTTACGGATTTACCGGCGGGATATACAACGAAGACACTCTTCGTGCCGACACTGAGATTGACCGGGCTGCCGCTATTAGACGACGCCAGCACAGTATCTCGGGACAGCAACGTTCCCGACGCGGTATAGGTACCGATACCAACTTCCCACTCGTTCGCCGTTTGATGGGCAATCGTGTAGTAAGTGGTGTTTCCGTTACCAATAACAGCAAACGACTGGTAGTTACTCACCGCTCCGTCAAGAGTCAGTGATCCCGTACCTGTCGTCTGCGAGGTTTCGTTTACTCGGTCTGCGAGTACAAGGGCCATTTTAGACCCCTGTCAGTTCGTCTTCCGTAAACCACCGCTGCTGAACCGTGCCGTCAACGTCCGTCCATTCGACGAGGCAGTAGATAACACCGTCCTCATCCATACGAAGTGCGACTACAGGCCCTTGCGGGATAACGGCTTTGACCTTAACGGCATCGCCTTTTTTAAATTTAGCCATGACTACTCCTTACGCCGCATCAAGGCTGAAAGTATACGTCACGTTCAACGTATCGCCAGAAGCAACCGAACGATCACCGGGGGCTTGGAAATCCGAAGCCGAGAACAGAATGCCCGTGCTGCCGCCCTTAGTGTTGTTGCTCACGAGGAACGCCCCGCCAACCACCGCAGTCGCGTTGATGTTGAACTGTGCCGGGGAACCCGAGTTCGTGATGATCGACGGGTCAGCCAACGACGCCGCACCAAACACAGCAGCAGGACGAGTCGCGTTGCTATACGGAGTGATCTCAGTCCAACCCGCGTGGGAGGCCATCGTGTCCGAACCTGACGGAGTGTTAGCAGCGCCCGGTCCATAAAGACCAAGATACCAAGCAGCCGTGTAGGACGAACCCGTAAAGTACTTGTTGTTCATGTCCTGCAAGCCAACGTCAACCACAAGGTTGTGCGACTCAGCGGACCACTTCAGGTTACCGTCCTTGTCCAAGCACTCAACGCGGTACACGCCACCAGCCGAAGCCTTAGCGGTCGAGCCGAGAGCCTTCTCTAAAGCAGCGCCAACTGCGTCTGCCGTTTTAGCCTGTTCGTTAAACATCTCAATAACTCCTCAAGTAAAGCGAAGCAGCGCAGAATTCGACGTATTCGGGGGCATCTGCACGGTGAAGGTGCCACTAGCCGTCTTGTCCGCGCCAAAACTCAAGACAGCGATAGACTTGTTGCCCTTGCTCACGTTGTAGATCAAACCACCTGCCGCAGTGAACGTAGCCGGGGTCCACACAACGTTGTTGAAAGTAACGTATACGATACCACTTGAAGCACTAATCGCTGCCCCAGTAATGGTCTGACCGCCTGCAACGTAACTTCCCCCCGTCACTTCAGCGGTCGTGGTGTACACCGTAGTGTCCTCGTTGATGTTTGAGGAGCTTGTGTACAGAGCCATCTTCAAAGTATCCGTAAGCAGGTTATGGACGCCTTGCAGCATCTCCTGTCGGAAACTCAAAGTCTGTGTCTGAAAGATAGCCATTAGCTAGTCACCGGCAGGCGAACCTGACCACTACGATACGAGTCACGGCGATTGAGGCCATCACCCAAGCGAGCCAACTGTTGAATGGCTTCCTGATACTTCGCTTCGTAGTACTGCATCATGTCGGCTTCACCCTTCAAGTAGGTGTACGCCTCGCGCAGTGATCCGTAGAGCAGAACGTTCTCGTAGTTGTCGCCAAGCCACGAAGTGCCAGCCGTCACGATTGACTGCGGGTAGTAGTAATAGTGCATTTCGACTTGATACGCCAAATCCGGGGTCGGCCCCAGAATGAACGTGTTGTCATCGAAAATGGCGTAGTACTTAGGCTTGCTTTGATCGTCCGGGTCCGGATACGACTGGCGGATAAAGTTCACATCCTTATCAAGCAGGAACTCCTGAGCATTTGTAGCCGGGTCGATTACTGCCAAGGAGAACGTAGCCAGCCAATCAGAAGGCATCGTCAGGTACTTATTACCAATCGTCAGCGTACCAATCTGATTACGACGGATAGCCGGGATCTGAACGGAGTTATAAATCCGCTCCTCTGCAAGTTGAACGAACGTAGGAATGTTCGCTACGAATGACTGTTCTGTCGATTCGCAGTACTGCTGTATCAACGTTGTCAGAGAAGCGTAATTCATTAGCTCCAGCCTGCGCGGACCTTGCCGTTGTTCTGCAAGTTAATCTGAGACACGAACTTCGTGCCCTTAGTAGCAGCGCCAGCACCCCGCATCTTCATGTGGGTGACGCCCTTGTCCACATCCTTCTCCGGGTAGCCGTTCTCGCCAGTCGGATCAGGGTTGTGCTTGATCTTGCCGGGGTTAAGTTCTTTCATGGCAATTACTTCGGGCCAGAAGACTTACGGACCGGGCTGCGTTGGTTCATCACCTTCGCCATATTCCGACCGTACTTCTTCATTTCGCTGTTGGTCTTACCACCAGCACGCATATTCTTTACCCGACCCGGACCGTGAGCCTTGCTCGCCGGAAGAGCCGCATGTTTCTCAAGTTTGCTAGCCATCTCAATCTCCTAGGTCACTGCGACCGTTACATCGCCCACTAAACATTGGGCTACTAAGTCATTAGGCGTCAGACCTGCGTCATCTGCCCTTGCACCGCCAATAGGTGCCCAGCCCCATTGGATCATTCTACTACCACCCGCGCCGTTATTGCCGGGTTCAAAATACGACAAGTCCGGACGAGGGTTTCTAAGTGCCTGCGGGTCATCGACCGGGTACAGACCAAGCGACAACTGTGGCTGATCAGGTTCCCAACACTCCGGACAAACCAAGATATTGACGTTCTTAGTCTTGATCACCAAAGACTTCAACTGCTTGAGCTTGTACCGGAATCCGCACCGGTCGCACTCCGCAATCGCATTTTTGCCACTCGCAAAGCGGTTAGGCATCTCAGTACCCGCCTAAGAACGACTCTCTCGGAACAAACCGAACCGCAGCCTTTTCACGATCCTCGCCAGCAGCCAAGTCCCAAGCTTCGTTGTACTCAGCCTTAAGTAGCGTCGTGCGTGCCTCAGCACCGGGAATCTTCATCGACAGCATGTAGGCTAATCCCGCCACCATACAGGGCAGGAATCGGAATGGGATGTCTTGTCCGTTACTACCATTACCCACATCGAACATACGACGCAGGCGGGTGTAGTACAGGGTCCAAGTCGTCGTGTTATCCGGCTTCGGCCACACAGTGAACTGCGGGTAGACAATCACGTTATCAGCACCCGTGGCACCCGTACGACGGTTGATCCAAATCTGAATCGGACGACCCGTCGCGTTCTTGTTCGGGATCGACACGTAGGTACTGGACGAAATGCGCGAGATATTGATGTCTTGCTGGTTCGTGCCTGTACCCGTGCGGATCACGTGGTCAAGTAGGTCAACCGTATCCACCGGCAGGTCGTAAGTACCGACGTTATAAGTCAGAGTGTGAGTGCCTTGTTCTAGGGTCCACAAATTGACACCACGGTTGGCCCAGTCCATCAGAAGCAACGACAGACTACGCTTCGCCGTACGCAGGTCATACCCGGTACGCAGTTCCGCACCACAACGCTCGAAAGCCTCTTCTACGATGGTATTGAGGTCGAGGTTGAAGTCGGTTGTAGCTGTAGTCTTGTCAGCCATTACTTTTTAACCTTTGGCTTCTTACTTGCCTTTTTGGCGGTAGCTGCGCGTTTTAGCAGCAATGCCCTTGGGTTGCTGTACGAACTGCTTACCTTGGGCTTTTCCTCGGCGCTTGGCGGCAGTGGTTCGGGCGTACTCGGCTGGGCTGAGAGCTTTGATCGCAGCCTCCGGAAGATATCTTTCACCCGTATCAGAAGATCGTTTACCACTTTTCGTTCTCCATTTCTGCTGAGTCCAAGCCTTCAGCGATTGCTGGGGGGCTTTCATGATTTATACCCACCACCCTTCTCTTTGTAGCGTTTAGCCAACAACTGCGCCTTACGAGCCGACCACTGCCCTGCGGCAGTGCCCTGAACAGCACTATTCTTGATGCTGTTGAACAATGCTTTACGCATCCCCGGCTTAGTGTAGTTACCAGCCTCGTTGACCTTGCTCTCGCCGCCTTCCTTGAAAGTGCGGATGGGCTTACCCGTACCGATGACAGGCTTAGAGTCCCCACGCCGCTTAGCACGGGGAACCTTCTTCGGACTGATTGCGCCCATACCGCGAGAGGCCATCATACAAACTTGCCTCGGGTCTTACCGCGAACAGCACAGCCGTCGATAGAGCCGCCCTTGTTGAGCTTGACCGTACCTAACTGCTGTACCATTTTCTTGTACGGCGGGTTAGCGATCATTTCATCAATGGCTTCCTTAGCCAATTCCTTATCGTTCTTTCGTCGGTTACGGCGCGGAGGACCCTTAGATCCACGGCGGATCTTCTCTGCAATCTCTTCGCGCTCGTAGTCTTCGGGCGAAACAATCACTTCCTCAATCTCACCGCCATCCGCGTACTTCTTAGCACGAGGCTTTGGAGGGCGGGGAAGGCTTGGCTTCTTAATAGGCGCAGCCCCAAAGCGGGGCATCTTCTTCTTGAACATACCAGCCGTGTATTTGGGGATACGCATCAGATCATCCGTCCTTTAGTTTTACCGCGCTTAGCGATACCGTCACCACGGCTTGAGGCTGAGGACTTCACTGCGCCGCCACGCTTGAACTTAAGACCTTCTGGCAACTCGTCTGCGTATGCAGCGCGACGATCAGACCCTTCCGAGCTAGCACGATACCGTTCGTCATAACGAGGAATGCCACGACGGGACATACCACGCCGAGCCGCTTCGCCAGCCTTATCCGCAGCACGTTCAGCAGCGTTATCACGAGCCGTTTGCATACGACGGAGCGCCTGCTTAGCACGGAGTCCTAACTTGGCTCCCGCCGCTGCGCCGCCCGCTCCCGCCGCTGCCGCTTCAGCCATACTGCCAAGAGCTTCTTTAGCACGCTTCTCGTCGAGATCAGCGTACATACTTTTTCCTAAACTACCGAATCCGGTGCTACGGTCGCCGGGAAGGTTACCTTTGTTCGCCGCTGACGCTGCTGATTTAGCCCCTTTGCGGATCTTTTCAGACGGCTCAGAGTCCTCGTAGTCTTTCATGAACTCCATCGGGCTTACGCGACGAGAAGGAGTCTTGTCCTTACCCGACTTTTTGCTCGATGACTTTTTGTCAGACTGAGTGCCCGGCATCGGGTCCTCTTCGTACCCGAGTCCGCCTTCAGCGTAGCGGCGAACCTTGCGCTTCATTACACAAACTTCCCACGAGTCTTGCCTTTAACGGCGCAGCCATCGGCACGGCTAGAAGCAGAGCCACCATTGCTCATCTTCTTTACGCGACCGCCAGCATATTTGCCGCCCGGCTTCTTGGTCTTGATATCGTCGCCAAATCCCGCACCCGGCTTAATCGTCGGGACATCGGGGAGCATTCCGCGAGAGATCAAATCGTCAGACGGAGAACCGACTTTAGGAGCCGGGGGTTTAACTCTAGACTTAGCCACAGGAGCCTCCCATACGCATTTTGACCATCTTGCCCTTGGTCTTGCCCTTCGTAGCAACACCGTCGATGGAGCCACCTTTCTTGTAGCCCATCATAGCCTTGCCAGCAGCGCCTTTCTTCTTGAGGGCGCGGCCCATCTTGTCAGCCATACCTTTCTTCATTTGGATTTACCTTTGAATTTGCGGCCTTTGTCGGCCTTGACGAACTCTTTTCCCACTTTAGGTGAGATACCAACCTTCTTAGCGAACGCCGGATTATTAGCGACCGCTGCCATCAAACGATGTTGTTTGCCGGACTTGCTAGGCATTTCAGTCTCGGTTCTTCCACCGGGAAATAATGTCTTTAACCGTATCTGTTTCGTAGATACGGATGCCCGTCCACACGATTGTGATTAGTGCTGCAATTGAGGGGAGCATCTCTATCAACGTCCCTACTACGGTAAAGACCGAAACTGCATCGCCAACGGTCTTAACGATTTCCTGACTTTCGTGTTTCATCTTCAGCAATTCCACGCACGAAGACTTTTGTTAATCCGACTGTTGGGGTCATTAGCAGTCTTGGCGCTCGTAAGCTTTTTCTTCATTCCGGACATTCTTGCACAGAACGATTTCTTACGAGAACCGCCCTCGGGTTGAGGCCGCTTCAGACCCGGTTTGCCGGGATTAGCACGGTTGTAGGAAGCCCTGCCTTTGGCATTTAAGCCGCCAGCAGGGTTTTTGCCTTCCTTACGCTGCCACGCAGGAGACTTAGGCATAGAACACCATCACCGAGGCAATGTCCGTGACATCAACATAAACGTTGGTCTGGAACAATAAGCCTTCGCCGGGGAGCAGTACGTAGTCCGGGGCCGTAGATGCCGCGAGGGTATTGATGGTCGCCTTGACCACACCCGAAGCACCGCCGTCCTTGAACACCACACTGCCTGCACCGGCTGCGGGGATGATGTAAATAGCCTTTACGCGGCAACGCCCGAGGGAATTAGTCGCCTGATCAGCGATAAGCCCGTCAGTAGTTCGAACCGCACTAGCTAATACATCTGTTTGCATAGCCATTAGCGGCTCCTATTAAGCAGCGACAGCCCCGTTGATTCCCACGATAGCCCAGCCAGCCGAGGTGTAAATCAGCGTGACCGCATCACCAACGTTGGTGAACGTAATCGTGGTGAAGCCAATCTTCGTGGTCGGGGTGAGAACCGCCGAACCGCCGTCAACCGTGTGGGTGATGATCTTGATCTGACCGACCGTGCCGTTAGCAAGAGTCAAAGCCTGACCCACGCCCGAGGTGGTGAGCGAGGTGAACATATCGGTCAAGTTGACCGAACCTTCGCCAGAAACCGTCTGAACCGAAGCGAAGACATCGCCGGTCAAGTTTCCGGTGACGTTGCCAACAATATTGCCCGCGAACGTGCCGACAAAGCCGTTCTGTGAAACTACCGGGCCGGAAAATGTAGTAGTAGCCATTTCAATTCCTCACATGCGAGTTGTGTTTACCAGTCTGCATGTCGTCAGTCGGGGCTGTCTGGTAAACGAAATTTTTCCCGATAACGACTGTATATCACTAAAAAAGAGGGGCTACAAGCATTGCTACCTGTAACCCCTCAACTCTAGCCCTCTAGGAGAAAGCTATCAGGACGCGCCCGGCGAACCGAACATGCCCAGCGGATCCGACCAGCCGAAGCTATAACGCTCGCGGCTCTTGTACCGGACGTTGCCGGTGTCGAAATCTCCGTCCATGCTGTTCGCAAGCGGGGTACGCACGAAGTGCTTCATGCCGTTCGGAACGTCGGTCGTCAAGAACCAAGCGTTCGGGTCGGTCAAGAAGTGGTTCACGGTGTAACCGCCCGGAATCGCACCCATCGCCTTCAGCGCGTTGATGTCGTTATCAGCAGTCGCAACACGGAGTTCCGTGTCGAGGAGCCGCTTGGCAACGAACATCAAGGCCGGGGGAACGATGAGCTTGTTGGGCTTCGCCGCGATCAAGAGACCACGCTCGTCGGTCCAACCAGCGATCTGAATGACAGCCGCTTCCAACGAAGTTTCGTTGAGGTCAGAAGCCGTCAAACGGTTGCTGTTGACACCGCCCGAGATAAGCGGATGCGAGGCCGAGAACAACGGCTGACCGTCACCGCCCGTGTAGGCAGCGGCGAAACCATTGTTAAGGACCGAGGCCGCCTTAACCTGCTTCGTGTACGCCATAGCGCGAGCAAGAGCCTTCGTATAGCGCTTGCTGAGCGAGTCGTACAGGTTATCTTCAACCGCTTCTTCCGTGATGGAGAAGCCGAGAGCAATCGTCTCGTGGTTGTAACGAGCCGTCCAAGCTTCCTGCGCGTTATCGTACGCAATGGCTTGGCCTTCCGGCTTGACCGGGGCAGCGGAGAATCCGCTCAGCTTCGTCTCTTCTTCGAAGGAACGCTCGGAGGTCTCAGTCTCGTAGATCTCCTTGTGCTCTTCGCCGTACTGCTTGTACTCCAGACCGAACAGGGCGTTCAGGCCGGGAAGCAGCTCTTTCAGTAATTGTGCACGTGAAATAGCCATTTCTTAGAACTCCCTATTAGGTGCCCGACGCGTTGTTATACGCGTGGTAACCAGCATTGAACTTGACGATGAACTCGACAATGTTGCCGCTGCTATTCGCAGTGTCCACCACCACATCAACCACACGGAACGGCAACGAGGTCGTCACGTTGTTGATGTAGATACCCATCTTGCTGTCGCCCGTGACCGAAGAACCCGTGTTGAGGACGAGTTCCGCGTTCGCACCAAACGAGTTGGCACGGGAAACAAAAGCCGGGAGGAGGCCGCCAGAAGTGCTGTCCGCAACGTTGCTCGTTACGTTGACAACCTTGTAGAGCGCGTTCGGGTCATCCGAAACAAACGCCATAATGTCGTCAGCGACAACACCGCCCGGATAGTACTGCGAGAAGAGCTTCTGCTTCGTGGCCGGGTTGGTGTACGAACATCCGAGGAACACGCCAATAACACCGGCAAGCGGCGAAGCGTTGTTCTGGAGGGTCGTGATGATGACATTTCCCGACGAGTTCAACTGAACGACATCACCGTTGTAGATAGCGGTGCCGTAGTTGCTCCCAATCGGAATCTGTCGCGTAGCACCCGCAAATGGCAAGCCGCCGATCAGATTGACCGGTTTCAAGCCATAAGGTGCATCAACAGTGGGATAAGCCATTTGATACTCCTAAAAATGAATTTATTTGCCTTTGCCAAACGAGACCGTCGTTTTCCGCTCATTAAAGAGGGGCATACGCTCGTCGTTCAGCCTCATAAAGTTATTGTCTACAGACTGCATTTGAGACTGAGCCTGCTTAGCGTAGTAGCTGTCACGTTGGCCCATTAACTCAGCCGGAGCCTTACAGAGCAATAACCCGCCAATCTCAATGTTGTCTTTAAAACGACTATTGGGATCAGCTTGCATCATCAACTTGGGTTGTTCAGAAGCCTTAACCGGCTCCCAACCTTCCCGAAATTTTGCAGACGTATTAGAGGGATCTGCTTGACCCATAATACTTGTCCGGATCCAGCGGAACACCCAACCATCTTGAGCCTCCGGTTCAGGAAGCGTTTGAGGGGGAGTCCACGCCATTTTGCGTTGCGCTGACTCTCGATTTTCAACTTCACGAGTCAATCTATTCTCAGCCATTGTCGTTCTCCAGTCTCATAAGTTCACGTGCGTACTGTTCGTTGCTCAGTCCAAGTTTCTTGGCGATTGCAACTTGAGTCGGTGTCAGGCGGACCTGACGCGGCGCGGTTGCCCGCGTAGCTGGTGCCACAACAGTAGCTGGTTTTGTGCGAGCGGGCTTTTGGGCCTGCTTCGTTTGAGTCGGCTCTTCTTCGGCATCGTCAAATGCTTCAGGGAATCGCTTCCTCATACTGTCATCGACTCGGCGGTAATACTCGTCTGTGTTCGGGTCTACGCCGCTCCGGACCAGTTTTTCGTGCAGGCCGAGTGCGAGGGCGGTCATCTCCTCGTCCACACCAAACCAAGTGTTTTTCTCTCGCCACGCCTCGGCCTTTGGATCGACCTGCGGCACAGGAGCAGCTTGGGGTGTCGTTACCTGTTGATTCTGTTCTACTCTTTCCGTTTCGCGTTGTAAAGAGGGTTTTATACGAGACAGGTTTTGTAATTTTAATTTCGCGTCAGTCAGGGCCTCTTGAGCATTCGCAATTAGCTCTGAATCACCGCTGTCATAAGCCTGCTTTAGTTGGGACTTAGCAACCGCTAGATCCGTATTTGCAGCACGCTCTGCCTCTTTAATAAATGCCTGCTCGTTATGTCCAAGACGCTGCTTGAGGGTTTTAATCTCTTGCTCACGTGCTTGGGCAAAACGTAGAGCCTCTTCTCGCTCCCGCAGGGCACGTTCTTTCTCACGACGCTCGTCGTGCCAGACCTTTTTCATCTGAGATAGGCGCTTCTTAACCTTCTCGGAGTAATCCTCAAGGTCGTCCTTCTCAAGCTCCTGCACTACCTCCTTCGGTAGCGGCTTACGGTTTCGGTCTTCAGGTGGGGTATCGTCCTCGATTTCAACTTGAATCTCGTCGCTAACCTCTTGATTAGCTTCAGCTTTCTGTTCGGCTTCAAGTTCATCGGGGAACTTAAATTCGTCTTGTTCAATAGTCATTATGTTTTACCTCACACGCGACGGATGCCACGGGGATCGTCTACTACTGCTTCCACCGTGTCGTCGTTAATGATGCGGAACTCTCGTCCGTGGATGACCAACCGGGTACCGGCATAGGGGCGGGTCAACACAAAGTCACCCTCCTTACACCACGGGCCAGTCGGAAAGCGGTCCTTATCTTGATAGCAAAGGTCGCCCATCTTGATGACGAATAGGACAACCGTAGTCAGTTCCTCCGTCCTCTTGGTGTCCTCGGCTTTAATGATGCCGCCTTCGTATTCCTCCTCTACGTGCGGTACCGCACAGAGGATTCGATACCCTTTCGGGTCTGGCAGTTGAGAGGCTTTCTTTGCCTCCTCCTGCGTCTTTTCAATGTCGATATTACTCATCGTCGCGCTCCAAGCGTTTTGCAAGGTCTCGAATATGGTTCTTTGCGAGGTCGAGACCCTGAAGTGCCCCGCAAAGTCGTTTGTATTCACCTTCGTCCAATTTGCCTTGGATGAGGGCTTCAACAATCAAAGTGCGCTCCTCTTGGAGTTTTGACTCCAAGTACTCAAGAGCGTTGCCGTATGCCATTTACCTATCCTCACTTACCTCCCGGACTGGGACCTTTTCTCGACCGAGGGCTAGTAGCCATCGGATTGATGCTGCGCTGCGCGGCCTGATCTTTCGCCTTCGCAATCTCAACACCGAGTTTCGTTCCTTCAAGCTGCTGCCTGTTGGATTCTTGCGCCTTGTGCTTCTCGATTTCCGCACCAAGACGGGCTGCATCAAGCTGCTGACGACCAGAGATTTCTGCCTCGCGTAGGCGAAGCTCGTCTTCTTTGGCTGCCGCAGTGATGATGTTTTGTTGCTCTTTGAGACGCAGCTCTTCCTGCTTTGCCTGCATCTCCATCTGCGCTTTCATCTGCTTGGTCTGAGCCTCCATTTGCTTGATTTGGAGGTCCATCATCTGCATCTGAACAAGCGGGTCTTGTGCCTGCTGAGCATTCTGCTGAGCCTGCATTTCGGCCTGATCCTTCTGCAACAATCGAGCAGCGGCCATCGCACTGACCTGCGCCATCTGAACCTCCATTTCCGGAGAGATGTCGTACTCCTCGTTGTCGTCTTGCGGCAAGGGCGGCAGCGCCACACCAAGCTGTTTCTCAATCTCGCGGCGATACTGGAACGCCACGTGCTCCATAATGTGGGCCTGAAGAGATGACGTAATCTGCTGTGCCATCGGGTTCTGCCCGATCATCTGCGCCATCTTCGGATCTTGACCAAGCGCCATATGCACAGCGATGTGCGCCTCATGATCCTGATACATAAACGCCTTCAGGGGCTTACCCGTAATAGCGTCCATATTCTCTGTGACCGGATCGCGCGGCTTCTGGTCGTCCGGCATCGGCACAAGCTTGTCCGCATTTTTGATCCCAAGCACCTCAATCATCTGGCGATGTAGGTACGGGAGGTTGTATAACTGCGGGGCAGCTTGGGCCAACTGCATCACGGCCTGATACTGCACGACCTTCTGCGACATCGTTGCCGCATTTGGATCGCTGACCGGGATGACATCCACATCATCGTAATCAGCCTTCTTCGCACGGCGATTACCGACTTCCGGCTCGTAGCTATACTCCTCTGGCGTATAGTCTCGGATGATCCCTGCAAGGAGTTTGAACTCCTGCTTCATCGCGTAGTAGATGCGAGCCTGAACAGCCGACATCACCTTGAGAACACGCTCTAGGATTGCGAGAGTGGTGCCTACCGGAGCCTGCGAGGACATATCACTGATCTTAAGATCCGATACCGCAGCGAAGCGGCGACCTTCCTCAATGATCTTGTCCATCAACAAGGATAGAGTTTGGCTTGGCTCCTTATACGGGAGCGGCAGGATGTTATCCCGCACAGCACCA